CGGTGTGCTTGACGGCGAACCGGGCGTACACGCTCGCGCAGGCCGGCGACACGGTGTGGGCGCTTCCTGGGACGTACTCGAGCAACCGGCTGGGGTTCACGTCAGGCTCAGCGCCGACGAGCAAGACGGTGACGGACAGCATGGACTGTCATTCCTCCCAGGAGTGCGTGTACTTCACGCCGCAGCCCGGCCAAGAGGCGAACGTGGTCACGGGAGAGATCGACTGGAAAGCGAGCTTCGCGCCGCAGCACCTGTACTACAAGGGGTTCGTGCGGGGGGCGTGCCCGAGCTTCAGCCCTGTGAACTTCACCGGGTCGACGTCCGCGGTGAATGACATCACCGCGGACGGGTTCGTCAACGACCTCGATACGGACGCCGACTGCGTCCCGTATATCGCTGGGCCGCACACGAACGTCCGGGTGCTCAACGGGGACTTTCAGCACTACTGCACGGCGGGTTCCGCCGGGGGCTTCCAGATCCAGTCCAACCAGCAGGACCAGGGCGGGGAGGCTACGAACGTCGCGTACGTCCCCTCCGACATTCTGATTGAGGGCAACCGGTTCGAGCACGTCAACAACAACTGCACGATCAACGACCACCAGGACTGCATCCACCAGTACGCGTCCCTGGACATGCTGATCATCGGCAACACGTTCGTGAACTGCTGGGACTCGTCGATCCTCGCGGGCGGCTTGGACGTCGCCGGGGTGCAGGAGAACAACGCGATCGTCGCCAACTTCTTCGGCCCCACTCAGCTCGGTACGAACAACTGCTGCCTGCGCGGCGACACCACACCGAGCAAGGAGACGTTCGACGGGTGGGTGATCGCGTTCAACTCGAGCTCGAGCACCTGGATGAACAAGAGCGGCAACGTCCTCAACAACGTCCAGTTCATCGGGAACGTCGGCCTCGGGACGGTGGTATGCCGGGGCGGCGGGGACACGAACGTGACGTGGAAGTACAACGTGATGGGGTCCGCGGCGTGTGACGCGACCGATAACGGCGGTGAGACGAACACGACCGTGAAGTTCGCTGACACGACCGCCGCATCCCTGGACTTGCATATCGGCGCCGGCTCGGTCGCGGAGAACTTCGTTCCGAGCTCGCAGTCTGGTGGGTGCGCGGCGTGGCCGACCGATTTCGACGGGGCTACCCGTCCGGCGACGTGCGACGCGGGAGCGGACGAGCGTTAGTGCCGGTGAGCGTCGGCTTCCCGGTTGGCTTGCGCTAGGTCGTGTGTCCGTTCGCCCTGCCAGCCGCATTCGCACCGGGCGACGTGGAGGTCCAGGCCCTTGCCGGGGTAGTAGACCCGGTACACGATCGCCGGGCGCCGCTTGAGCAGTAACCGAAGCGCGCTGAGCATGTGCGCACCGTAACGAACCGTGGCGCGTGTGCGCGCTACCCGAACGACTAGGGGTCGCGCGTGGCTTTCCCGACCGTTACCACGGTCCTTGACTCGTTCAATCGCGCGAACGAGTCCCCGCTGAGCGCATCAGCCGGGTGGGACCAGAACGACTACTTCGGCGGCACGTCGAACCTGCTCAGGCTCGCGTCCAACCAGGCGCTGAAGTTGCAGGTCGCCGCGGCGGGGTGGGGTGCCCAGGTGTGGGGGACCGCGTACGGGCCGGACACTGAGGCGTACGCGACGATCGCCGCGAAACCGGGCGTGGACACGTACGAGATCCTGACGATCTACGCGCGCCTGGTGCAGATCGGGTCGACGGTCGACGGGTACTGCGTGCAGGTCCTGGAGGGCACCGCCGGGACGGATGAGTGGCTGATCTTCCGGGTGGACAACAACTCGTTCACCCAGTTGGGCGCGACGGTGACGCAGGAGGTCACGGTCGGCGACAAGATCGGCTTGGAGATCATCGGCTCCACGATCAAGGGTTACCTGTTCACGGGCGGGTCATGGACCGAGGTCATCTCCCGGTCTGACTCGAACCACACGGCGGCCGGGAAGGTCTGCTTGGAGGTCCGTGGCGTAAACGGCCGGCTGGATGACTTTGTCGCCGGCACGGTCGTGACGGGTGGCGGCGGGTCGTCGCCTCGTCTTCTCGGAACGTTGGGGGCTGGTACATGACCGTCGCTTTGATCGCCTGCGTTGTGCTGGTCGCGGCCGGGTTCATTTGGCTGATGGACCGTAAGGACCGGCGGGCGCATGAGGAGCGGCAGGCGGACCGTTTGGAGCGCGCGAACCTGATGCAGCGCATCCAGGCCCCGGAGCGGGCGGTGGTGCAGCACGAGATCGCCGCGCAGGCGGTGGAGCACGTGCAGCCGCCGCAGTCCGATGAGGAATTCTGGAAGTGGAGCGAGGAGCACGCCGCTGCGGTGGCGGAGCTCGAGGCCCGCGAGAACGCGATGTTTGAGAGGTAGCGGGTGGCTCTACGTGACAAGGGGGTGAAAGGCCCCAGCATCCCCAAAACCCTTGAGGACCGTATCCGCCGTGGCCGGCAGGAGATGCTCAAGGACGCCCCCGCCAGGCGGGTGGCGCACAAGTTCTGGCTGGGTGACCAGTACTGGTATGTGAATGACCGCAACCGGCTGTCGTTCCAGTCCACGGTCACGAGCCTGTCCGGTGGGGGGAAGCCTCCGCACCGTATCCGCAACAAGTACAACTACGTCCGGCTGCTCACTGAGGCGAAGGTGAGCGCGGCGACCCAGCGGGTCCCCGGCTACGAGGTGACCCCGAGCACGGGGGATTACAAGGACCGTGAGGCGGCGATCCTGGCGGCGAACGTCGCGGCGTACGGGTACGACAAGTGGGGTGTCCGCCGGGCGACGGCGAAGGTTGTGACGAACGCGCTGGTGCAGCGGGAGGGGTTCGCGCTCCCGTACTTCGATCCGAATGTCGGCCCGTTCAAGCAGGTCATCGACCTTGAGACGGGGGAGACGGAGAACCGGGGCCGCGGGGAGATCCGCATCCTGACGTTCTCCCGCTCGGAGGTGATGTGGGAGCCCGGCGTTGATTTCGAGGACAGTCCGTGGTTCGCGATTGAGCGCGCGGTGCCGGTGGAGGAGATCAAGCGCATCCCCGGTTTCTTCGGCGGGGAGATCGCCCGGGACGCGACCGCGAGCGAGGTCGCGACGGACCGTGAGACGGAGAACATGGCTCTGCTCACGCACTACTTCGAGAAGCCGCGTGTGGAGTACCCCAAGGGCCGGTGCCTGTATTTCGCGAACAAGAAGCAGGTGTGCCCGGAGGAGCCGTACCCGTCTGTGAACCCGGACGGGGAGATCACCTCAGACCCGGTGTTGCACCGGCTGTCGTATGTGGTGAATCCGGAGGGCGACGATCAGGGGTTCGTGGATCAGCTTATTGATCCGCAGCGGACGGTGAACGACTGCACGAACAAGCTGCTGGAGTGGAAGAACCGCTGCTTGAACCCGCAGATGATCGCTCCGATCGGCGCGTTCCGAAAAGGGGTCACGCAGTTGGACGACACGCCGGGGATCATCCGGTATTACAACCCGGTCGGTGGGAACAAGCCGGAGTGGGAGCAGCCCCCGGCGGTGCCGGCGGAGTTGCAGCAGATCCGGCAGATGGCGATTCAGGACATGCGCGCTCTGGCGGCGGATGTGGATGTGCAGCCGGACCCGGATCTTGCGGCGAAGACCGCCTCGCAGGCGGTTGAGCAGTCCCAGTTGCGGTGGCAGTCCTTCCTGGGTGACCTTGCGGAGTTCCACTCGCGGCTGATGCGGCATTGCCTGAGCTTGGTGCAGCAGCACTATGACGAGCCCCGGGAGGTTGAGATCCAGGGGGACTATTCGCCGTACACGCTCCGGAACTTCACGGGGCAGGATCTCCGGTCGCAGGTCAACGTCCGCGTGAGCGCCGGTTCGCTGGTGTCGCAGTCCAGGCAGGCGATCCGGGACGAGGTCCAGTTCATCGCGACCACGTTCCCCGGGGCCGTGTCCCCGGAGGCGGCTATCGCCGCGATCCATCAGGGCGTCGGTCAGGGGATGCTGCGGTCGTATGAGCGGCACATGGCCCGCGCGTCCCGCGTCGTGGAGCTCTGCAAGGGCGGCATCGAAGCGCTGGCGCAGGTCCCGCGCCGGTTCGATCCGGACATTCCGGCGAAGGCGCCGGACGGCACCCCGTTGTACGTGACAGGCCCGGACGGGACCCCGGTCCTTGACCCGGTCACGATGCAGCCCGTGCCTCTCCTTGGTGACGAGGTGCCGGGCTGGCTGCCAAGGAAGCAGGACAACGTCGACATCTGGAAGCAGGTGTTCGGCGACTACATGACCTCGGCGCAGTTCGATGAGATGCCGCCGGAGCGCCAGCAGGTGTTCGACATGGTGTGGCGCGCGCTCGAGCAACTTGAGCGTGACCGGGCGCAGGCCGAGGTCGCGCAGCGCGACATGGCGGCTGCCGGCCAGGGGTTGGATAACGCGGCCAAGCCGCAGATCGCTCCGCCGTTGCCGGACCGGTCCCAGACCACCCCACGCTAGGAAAGCGGACCCGAGCCGCCGCTACGCGGACCCTCCCGGCCTAACCGGAGGTTGCGACCCGGGTTGGGTTGCGCTGGCCCTAGCTTCCTGTGCCCCGGAGGGTGGTGGCTACCCCGCCGCCTGCGGGTGATCCGATTCTAAAGCTTCGCCCCTGAGGGGGCAAGGGCGTAGGTGGTGCCTACGTCGCACTCCCGCCAGTCGGTGACTGGCCTACACACAAGGAGCCGGACAGTGTCCGACGACCTGGAACCCGACGTCCCCGAGACGCCGGAGACCCCTGCCACCGAGCAGGAAGTGGCCGCCGCAACCGAGACGCATGAGGATCTCGGAGCTCTCAAGCGTGCGTTGGAGCACGAACGAGAGGAGCGACGGCAGGCCAAAGAGGAACTCCGCCGCATCCGCGAGGATGAAACGGCCCGAGCCGAACTCCTGAAGGAGTGGGGTTACGAGGTCGAAGACGACGTTCCCGAAGACGAGGAGCTGTTCGAGGACCCCGTCGCACCGCTCACCTCCAAGCTCAGTGAGCTGGAGAAGTGGAAGCAGCAGCAGGAAGCGAAGGAGGCAGTCGCGGCGATCCGCCGCGACCTGGACTCCTTCAACGAGGGTTCCGATTGGGACCTTGACGACGACGACCGTCAGGCGATCGTCGAGCGCGCTTCCCGGCAGCACCCTGACGGGTTCGGACCCGACGAGCTGAAGAAGGCTCACGAGTGGTTCATCAAGCGCCTGGACCGTGCCGCTGAGGCGGCGGTTGAGCGCGCGAAGAAGCCGAAGGCGAAGGCTCCTCACGTCACCGCCGCGGGCAAGCCTGCGACGGGCACTAAGCCAATCACGGAGATGACTCCGTCCGAGCACCGGGAGTGGGCGCGCAGGCGCTTTTCCGAACTCGGGCAGGGCTGACTCTCCCTAGAAACAAGAAACGAGGTGGTTCGTAATGGCTCAGACCGTTGCGAACCTCACCGAGGTCCTGAAGGAAGCGTGGACTTCCGACAAGCTCGAGAAGCAGTTCTATGACGAGGCGCCCCTGTTGGACCGCCTCGCCAAGCGCTCTGTTTCGATGAGCCCGGGCAAGCTCGGTGAGAAGGCAGTCGTGCCGATCTACAAGGGCCTGGGCGGCGGTTACACGTCCGTTGGGTCCGCTGGCGGCTCCCTGAATGTCGCGGATGAGGCGAAGGTCGATTCCGCCGAGTACACGCTCGTGTACCACTACCACCAGATCAACCTGGAGACCGGCGCGCTGAACCAGTCCGGTGGCGCGCAGGTTGTCGACGCGAAGATGCTCGAGGTCGGCAACGCCCTGAGCAACGTGCGCCGGCAGTGCATGCGCCAGATCGCGACGAACGGTGACGGTATCGTCGCCGCGTGCGACACGGGCGGCGCTTCCACCACGGTCGAGCTGCTCGTCGATTCGGCGACGGCGTACGGCTACCAGGCCCTGGTCCGCGGCTGGTTGCAGCCCGGCACCCTGGTCGACATCGGCACCACCGCGGACACCGACTCGCTGGTTACGGCGTCGGAGATCACCGCGATCAAGGAGGATGCGTCGGACCCGGACATCACGATCGGGTCGTCGATCTCCACGACCTCGGGCACGCATTTCGTGTACATCGCGAACCCGAACTCGGCGACGGCGGCGAACGTGGAACTCAACGGGTTCCGTCAGATGTTCGGCTCGACGTCGAGCGCTGTGGGCGGCCTGGACCCGGACACTGCCGGTGAGGAGTTCTGGAAGCCGGCGAAGGTCGACACGACCACGACCGTGTTCAGCCTGGATCTCGCGCTGGAGCTTCAGCGCGCGGTGCATCAGAAGACCGGTTCGCTGGGGAACAGCGAGGTGTGGACGTCGCTGAAGCAGCAGGCGAACTTCTACAGCCTGCTTCAGAACCAGGTCCGGTTCACGGGCGACGCGAACATCGGTGCGGGTGACCCGTCCGGCGCGAAGTGGCGCGGGATGGCCCCGAACGCGGTGCCGGACATCCTGGATCAGGACTGGTTCCACGTCACGATGGACAACGTGTTCGTTGTGACCGGCGAGCAGATCACGAAGCCGACGTGGATGTCGGACATCGAGGGCGCCGGCGGGCGTCTGCGGTGGGTGCAGGGTTCGACGGCGTTCACGGACGCGATCGTGTACCCGTTCCAGGTCGCGATCGACCGCCGGAACAGCCACGCTGCCGCGATCGGCCTGATCGCCTAGTAGGCCCATTTGGGGCGGCCCCTTCCGAGGGGTCGCCCTTCTCTCTTTGAAAGGAAGCCGGAATGGCTATCACTGCTACGAAGCCCGCCGGGTATCGGGATGGCCCGCCCGGCAGCCTGAAGATGGTTGTCCGTGACCTGGTGTTCTCCGGGTCCTACCAGGATGACGGTTCGACGAGCACGCTGGTGCCGTCCGATGTCGGCCTGAAGCGGTTCTTCGGGATTTTCTCGCAGTCGGGGGCGGCTGCGGCGACGGCGTTGACGACGGCGAACGAGTTCGCTTGCACGATCAACAGCGCCGGCACGTCGGCGGAGTTCACGTTCTATGAGAACGCGGCTGCGGGTTCCCCGTCTGCGGAGAAGACGGACAATGAGGCGTTCATCACGGGGCAGACGGTTCGCGTCTTGATCGTGGGCTATTAGATGCCGGGACTGTGGCTGCCTCCTTCGGTTGATGCCAGGTTCGCTGATGCTCGGGCTGAGGACCGGGCGTTGGTGTTGTCGCGCGCGCAGATCCGTGACGTGTGCGTGGCGTTTGACCGGGAGCTGAAGCGGATCGACGAGAAGCTGATGATGGTGTGGTTTGACGAGGGCGCGGATCTTCCGAGTGGCGCTGTCGGCGGCCGTTACCACTTGATCCGTGATAACGAGGGGGCGCCACCGTCCGTGATTCCGATCACGGGCCCGGGCGGCGAGTTCATTGAGCCGAACTCGGGCCTGTTCGAGTGGCTGCGCAAGGGGGACATGTGGAACGCGCAGGCCAGGCGGGACCGGGATGAGGCCCGGGACAGGGCGCGGCGGGCGGCTGAGCGTGCCCGGGAGCGGGAGCGTGAGGAGTTGCAGGAGGAGCTGCGTGACCGGTTCAACGCGAACTTCCGCACGAGCGTGAGCTTGAACCGGGATAGCGCCTGGTCGCAGAACGCGCGTGGCCGGCGCGGCCGGGCGGGTTACCGGAGGGCCGCGTAGTGGCTACGTTCTCCGAGCTCAAGGCGGCCGTGTTGGCGCGTGGGTTCAATCGGCTGACGGATACGCAGCGCGGCGAGTACGTGAACGCGGCGGTGACGGAGGTCGACGGGTTGTATCCGTGGCCGTACCGGCTGACGACGTCGACGGGCGCGGCCCCGTTGGCGATCTCAACGTTGGGGGAGATCGACACGGTCACGGACACGGTCCAGGACCGTGCGTTGGAGCCGGAGACGTTTCAGGCGCTGACGGACTACTTCGGGGACATCAGCACGACCGGGGACCCGTCGTTCTTCTATGTGGATTGGTCTGGGGGGTCGCAGACGGTCCGGGTGTTCCCGGTGAGCACGAACAACTTGAGCGTCAGGCATTACGCTGCGCCGACTGCGTTGTCGGGGGCGTCGGATACGCCGGCTGCCCCGTCCCGGTTTCACTTGTCGGTGTATGTGCCGGTGGCTTGCCGGATGGCTGCGTCGGATTCGGGTGGTGATCCGGCGCGGTTTCAGTTGGAGGCTGATCGGGGGTTGCAGGCGATGATGCTTGCCCTGTTGCCGGATCAGTTGTCGGGGATGGTTCAGCGGGTGGATTGGGGCGGCTCGGCCGACTGGTAGACCAGTCCGAGGATGGCTATGGCGTTGCAGATCCTGCGATGCCGCTTGCGCCCCGGGAGGTACCCGTACCCGATGATGTCGCGCGGGCGCGTCCCAAGCGCGCAGTGAGCGTATGCGTCCGCGAACCGCTCTGACGGGTCGACTGGGCCAAGCGCGGCGCTCGGGGTCTCCCATGCCGTTCCCACGGGAAATCCGAGGCGAGTTGTGAGCCAGTCGCGGGCGCGCGCGTCGAGTGCCTGCGCGTCGAAGGCATGACCGAGTTCGTGCGCGAACGTGAACCGACTAGCTCGAGGGGACACCCAAACCTCCGCGCCGATGGCGCATGACCCGCCGGTTGGGATGTGCGGGCACTCGGCGGAGTGGATTACCGCGTCTACGACAGGCATTCGCATCCTGTCGACCCGGTACCCGCGCGCGACGTCAACCAAGACCGCAAAACAGAGCATCGTGGCTAATGCGATGCGCATGCACGTGACCTTAGCCGATCCGTGAGGCGTGAAGGGGATTTCGTGGAGAGCATTCCAGTTGAGCGCTTCGGCGGCATCGATCTTCGCAAGGACCCAACGGAAGCCGGCTGGTCCGCTGCCGTCGATCTGCTCAACGTCGACTTTGATCGTCTCGGGCGCATTCGCACTCGTGACGGGTTCGACAACATCACGGCGAGCGCCGGAACTAACCGGTATGCGCAGCTTTACCCGTTCACTCGTGCGGCGTCGTCGTTCACGACGCACCTGATTGCGACGACAACCGGAGGCGCAATCGGCTCCCCGCAAGTCAGCGCGATTGCGTCAGCCGGCGGCGGCGCAGTCACGTCGCGCAACTACACGACGGCGAACCAGAAGATCCTGAGCGCTGCTCGCGCCGCGGCACCCGGCGCGGAGTACATCTATCTCGTCGATGGCGTGGTCGTGGTTCGGTGGGATGGGTCGTCGTTCACTACCCCGGCGTCGCAGCCAACCATCTTCCGCAACGCGTACTGGGGTAACCGTCACGTCGGCGTCGAAACTGGAGGCTCCTACTCGAAGGTCGTGTTCTCGAACGCTGCCGCACCGGAGACCTGGAGTAGCGACGACTTTGTTGAGATCAGCCCGGGGGACGGTGAGGTCGTCACTGCGCTCGTCACCTGGGGGGATCTGCTCTTTGCCTTCAAGGAAACCAAGTTCGCCGTGTTCTATAGCGTGTCGACGGATTCGACGGGCGGGGCGATCTTCAACTACCGGATGGTCGACACCGGTGTAGGGTTGGCGGCGAACCCGAACGCGCCCGCCCTCGACTTCTCATGTCCTACGGCCGTGTCCCCCATGGGCGTGTTCTTCATGAACCGTCGCGGGATCTGGCTCACGACCGGAGCGGCGCCGCGTTTGGTGAGCGAACAGCTCAAGCCGCTGTTCGACGACACCCTGTCGTCCGCCTACACCGGAGACGCGATCGACATGACCGCGATCCACAAGTCGTCGATGGTCTGGATCGGCGACCGGCTGTATGTGGCGGTGCCGACTGCGAGTTCAACCAATGACCGCCTGTTCGTGTGGGATTCGAGCCTC